GGATGAGCAGTAGAAATATTACTCCCAATAACGATCTACTCAGCACATACTATATTAACCACCATCAAACACAAGATAAAAGTAAAACACACGCATTTGTTCATCAAGTACAAAATGAAACGCTGTATAACGGATTGTTTCTGTGTAATAAGCGTAATCTTTTATCTGAACGCGAAGTTGAATATAGATTTCCTGCAGAACGTATCGAACACGACATTATAGGAAGTGCTGGCGTTAATTATAATGTATTTGAAATCGACAGCTATGACGAATACTTGAATGCTGTAGAAAACTCAACCACTGAGATGTTCTGGATGAGTAGTGCTAATATAACTGCTGATATACCCAACTTGTATTTCACGCACGACAACGAGTACGATAGAAAACAAAATCACAACTTTTTGCATCACAACAACAAACGCAATGGTCTATTTTTGTGTAGTAAGCACGCCTTTCTCACTCAAAAAGAAGTCGAGCATCGTCATTTTGTAAATGCAAAGGAATGGGATATTGTTGCAAGTGGTCCTAAGTCATATGACGTATTTGAAATTGATAACTACGACGAATATCTAGAAGCATTGGAAAACTCAACCATTGAGATGTTCTGGATGAGCAGTAGAAACATAACTGCTGAAATTCCTGACTTGTATTTTACACACGACAATGAGTATGATAGAAAACAAAATCACAATTTCCTGCACTGTGGTAAACGCAACGGTCTATTTTTGTGTAGTAAATATGTTCCACTTACACAAAAAGAAGTGGAACACCGTCATCTTGTAAATGCCAAGGAATGGGACATAGTAGGCAGTACACCAAAAACATATGATGTTTTTGAAATTGACAGCTATGACGAATATCTAGATGCATTGAAGAATAGTGTTACAGAAATGTTCTGGATGAGCAGTAGAAACATAACTGCTGAAATTCCCGACTTGTATTTCACACACGAAAATGAATATGACAGAAAACAAAATCATAACTTTTTACACTGTGGCAAACGCAATGGCGTATTCTTATGCAGCAAACATATTCCACTTACCCAGAAAGAAGTGGAATATCGTCATCTTGTAAATGCAAAAGAATGGGATGTTGTTGCATCGAGACAACAAAAATACAATATATTTACAATCAATAATTATAACGATTATGTTGCTGCATTGGAAAAAAGTACTACAGAAATGTTTTACGGTGTTCCTGATGATGTTGATATAAACTTTAATTTTGATTTATATTTTACACACGACAATGAATATGATAGAACTGTAAATCATGTGCTGTTGAATGGCGAGCATAGAGACGGTATTGTATTATTCAGTAAACATGCTCCGGCTACACAAAAAGAAGTCGAAAATAGATTTTATATAAACAAAAAGGACTGGAATATTGTAGCAAGCAATCCTAAACGTTATGAAACGTTTGTTGTCGAAACATACGATAACTATTTAGATGCAATTGAAAATAGTACAACTGACATGTTTTGGGCCACAACACATAATATTAGAACAGTCAAAGACTTTGATTTTGATATGTACTTTAGTCATCACAACACATACGATCGTAATATAAATCATACGTTTGTACATCGTGTAGACAACATAGATTATCACAACGGATTGTTTTTGTTGAGCAAACACGCATTGTTGACTCAAAAAGAAATCGAGCATAGACTGGTAACAAAACGTAAAGAACACAGCATACTTGCAAGTGGTCCAGCTGTATATGATCAGTTTGTAATTGATACATACAACGACTATGAGTTTGCACTTAGAACTAGCAAGACAGAAATGTTTTGGATGATTCCACCTGAAGTGAATGTAGATCCTAATTTTAAATTTGATCTATATTTTACTCATAGTCAATGGTTTGACCGTGAAACAAATCATGTGTTTAAAAATGGCACAGCATGGGACGGTATCTCTTTGGTAAGTAAAAAAACATTAATCACAGAACGCGAAATAAACATGCGATTCTTAGCTAATAAAAAACAGTATGATATTACAGCAAGTACGCCTAACCTATATGACATAGTATTCATTAGCAAGGACGAGGAACATGCCGACGTTAATTACAATAATTTGTTAACACGTTTTCCTCGGGCAAAAAGAGTACACGGCGTTAATGGAATACATCAAGCGCACATCGAAGCTGCAAAGCTTTGTACTACTGATATGTTTTGGGTAGTAGATGCTGATGCAGAAATAATTGATAAATTTACTTTTGATTATTATGTTCCTGCATACGACCCAGATAGTAAAAAGACTGTTCATGTATGGAAATCTCAAAATCCTATAAACGGCTTGGTATACGGATATGGCGCAGTAAAATTATTGCCACGTAATTTAACTGTTAATATGAATACTGATACAGCAGATATGACAACAAGTATTAGCAAAATGTTCAAGTCAATTAATCGCATCAGTAATATTACACAATTTAATACAGATGAATTTAGTACGTGGCGTAGTGCATTCCGTGAAACAGTAAAACTTTCTAGTAGAACAATTAATGGTCAGCTAGACGAGGAAACAGAATTTAGATTAAATGTATGGTGTACACGTGGCGCAACTAAACCGTTTGGTGAATACTGTATTTCTGGAGCAATTCTAGGACGCGAATATGGAGAACGCAACAAAGAAAATACAGAGGCATTGCGTAAAATAAATGATTTTAATTGGTTAGAAAAACAGTTTAAGAAATCATTTCCACAAGTTTAAAAACAGTTTCTAACTTTTGTTGATTGGTCTTACTGCGTAGAGTATTTGCTAAACCCAAATGCAATGGCTTTGGCCAATTACCAAAGCTTACCCATGCATATCCATCGTGTTCATCATTTAATACTGGAATAAATTCTTTTTCAACTACACACAAATATGTATGAAAATTAAAGTGATCGTCGTTGCTTACAAATGTTTCTAACGGAATAGTTTTTTTAATCTCGGGTAAGCTTCCAATTTCTTCTTGTATTTCTCTTTTGAGTCCTTCCCAAGGAGTTTCCAGATCCTCGTTGGTACCACCAACTAGACCCCATACATTGTTTTGTTTACTTTGTGTTCTGTGTAACAACAAAAGTCTATTGGTATCTAAGGTATAAAACAGAGCACCGCTACAAACTATTTTCTTCATACAAGTAATTATGCGTCTAAATAGATCATCCATGTACCTTCTGAGTATTCGCCTTCGTATGCTTTGATCCACATTTCTCCAGTCCACTTATACTGCACACCAGTATTTAAATTACTGATATATACAATATCGGAAGTAGCACTAGCATCAAATATTATATTCCACTTAGAGCCGTCCCATTCGATGATATCGTTTGCGTCAGCCACAAAATCTTGGCCAAGTAATGATTTCCATGCGTCCGGACCATCTGTGTTTATTTCGTCTCCGACATCGGTTAAGATTAATAATCTTAACCCAGATACTTTGTATTCTTCTGGGTTCCATCGAGATGGATTTATAATAAAATCTAACGTACTCCAACTGTTTGGATTTCTTGCTGGTCCTTCTAAGATATCACTAGAAGGTAATGTATCTGTATCCCAGTTAATAGATAATTGCGTTTCGTTTATTAGATTTAACGAAATAGTGCCGATTGTATAATTTGTACTATCAGCTTGGCGTAAGCGTATTTGACTTATGTCAGCCTTGTATGTTCCAGGATATGCTTCCAGCAAAGCTCTCCAAGATACTTGACCTATTGTGTTTTGATAAACTATTTTAGCTGTATTGCCTTCTATATACACACCATAATTTTTAAAAGTTTTGATTAACGTAACTCTAGACGAATTTATTGCATCGATTTGAGTTTTAGATGATATTATTCCAGTATCAACAACCAATCCGCTTGATGTTATTCCGCCGTCGATTGTGGTTGTTTTTTCAACAGGCGGAGGATTACTATCGTATTCGTTGATTGTTGGTCTTGATAATCCTAAATCAATGGTGCCCTTTTCTTCGTTAAAAATATTTGTAATAATACTAGTGATAACTCCTAATCTTTTTACCTTTGCAGGAGGACTAATATAAATTGGAGTACTAAATGCCAGTGTGGCAATATCGATCTCGGTCTCAACACCCACTGGAATACTGCGATTACTGAATTCAGTTCTTTCTAAGTTTACTGTGGTTAAACTTGTCCAATCAATATAGTTATCTGTGGTTTGTATTTCTAGGCTTGGATTAAACAGCATTAAAATTTGTTCTAATATTTGCAGTTTTTGATCTGTATTGCTGCTCCAAATGTCGACATTCACTGTTAGTGTGTAAGGAGTTGGCATCAGGCGTTCAACAGTATAATTTTTGCCCTGTTCATTTAAATATTCCTGACCATCAACATCGAACGCACGTTCCCTTAGGTGTACTTTGTTGACATAACTACTATCGCCAGTACGAGTTCTGTCCATTTCCAAACCAGTAACATATACTGCCATCCGTGGAGCACTGGGCAATTTGTTTTCACTGTTGTCGCGCATAATACTTGCAACCTGACGGGTTAGGTCACCGTAGCTAACAGGTACTTGACGCAAATTACCGTCGCCGTCTTTGTAACTAAAATTACTCATTAATCTAACAATTTGTGTGATGTAACGTCTTATCTGACCGTCATAAAAATGCTGAGCCATTAATTATCTGCCTTTGGTCTAAGTGCTTTCGACAAGCTTTGTCTTTCTTCAACTTGATCTCCGCCGATAGTATTAACAGTAGCATTGTTGATAAACGTGCCTTTTTGAGTAGCTCTTGTGTCGGTATTACTCAATGTTTGTCTTACATTATCTTCCACTTTGATCCATCTTGTTCCGCTAAATCTAAAAAGTCTATTTGGCATAAAATCAGTTCTTAGGTAATAATCGCCTTCTGTGTTGTCCATTGGAAATGATATGCCACTGCCAAATGCTTCTCCGTTTGGAGGCAATCCGTCTCCTAATAGATATCCATCGTATCCTGCACGTTCAGGCGATTTGGTAATCCTGTCTGCTAATATTCCTGAACTTGCATCAATTGTTGACAAATCTGTGGTTATTAATTCTGGATTTCCGTTTTCATCTACTTGCAATGTGTACAAATGATTGATATTGTATCCGCTTTTTCCTGCATCTGCCTCTGCTTGGGCAATAACTGCATTATTAATTTGCATGTCTTTTTCGTATGTGCTTAATAAATCTCTAAGTGTACTGCCGGCATCGTCACCGGCAGGCAAGTCAAGTATGTCTTTGTATTCTTGGCTGTCGATGATCTGTTTTAACTTGATTCTATACAGATGCGGAAACCAAGTTTGACTAAACCCTTCTGCTGCTCTTGTAACGTCTTCAACAACATAAAATCTTTTCAATGCAACATTATAATCATTCAATGCATATTCGTCAATCAGATGGGGTAATTCGATAACATCACCACTTATAATTTTTCTACCCAGTGTCTTTACACTTGAATTAATGTGTATTGTCATAAACAACGTGTCGTTACTTAAAAATAAACCAAATTGGCTTAGGTTAAAATCGTTATCACTAACATTATATACGCCTCTAATGGTGTAAATGTCTTGATCATATTTTCTATCTCTGTTTTCTAGGAACAACATGTCTTGTATATTTGTTTCTTTAACAACATCATATTGAGGTTGATCAGCTGTTGCATCTTCGCTGCTAGGATTTTTTGGTCCTAAATATTTGTGAATAAACACATCAGTTCCACCAACACTAAATTGTTCGTAGACGACTCTGTCTATAAATTCGTAATCGGCTGTTTTATTTGGTCTATATAAACTAAGTCTTGGCATACTAATATTTAGCATAAATACATTTGGAGAACAATTATGGCCGATAACGAATTAGTAACAAAAAAACAAGAAGTATTTAATTATGTTCACGCATTCCTTGGCGGCGGTATGGTAGATGTTGAATTAGATCCGATACATTACGAAACTGCATTAACCAAAGCATTAACCCGTTACCGTATGCGCAGTGATCATAGTGTTGAGGAAAGTTATGTTACTCTTCCTTTGGTAAAAGATCAAAACGATTATATAATGCCAGCAGAAATAACCGAAGTCCGTCAAATTTTTAGACGCAGTGTAGGAAGTAGAAGTGGCGGAGGCGATGGCGGAACATTGTACGAACCTTTTAACCTTGCATACACTAATACCTATTTGTTAGCCGGTAGCGGCATGGGTGGCCTGGCAACTTATGAATTGTTTGCCGGCCAACAAGAATTAGTAGGACGTATGTTTGGTAGCTTTATTGAGTTTACATGGAATAGCACTACTAAACGATTAACTATATTGCAAAGACCAAGAGGTGCCGAAGAAGTACTGTTGTTCTGTTATAATTATCGTCCTGATTCACAATTGTTATCTGACTATCAAGCCAAGCAGTGGATTAAAGATTATACTCTTGCTGCCTGCAAATATATGCTAGGCGAAGCAAGAGAAAAGTTTGCTACTATTGCAGGCCCGCAAGGCGGCACAACTCTAAATGGATCTAGTCTAAAAGCAGAAGCTCAACAGGAGATGGAAAAACTCGAAGTCGAAGTTTCGATGGCAGTAGCTGGTGGAACTGGTTACGGATTCTTAATAGGATAACAGTTGACATCAATTACTTTTTATTGTATAATAGTAAAAAGAGGCAATGATGAAGAAAAAGTTATTGATAATAGGCCACGGTAGACACGGTAAAGACACAGTATGTGAAATGCTCAGAGACAAATACAATTATAGTTTTGAATCAAGCAGCAAGTTTTGTTCAACACTTTTTATCTACGATCAACTCAAAGATCAATACGGATACGCTGACGAAGAATCATGCTATGACGACCGTCATAATCATAGAGCAGAATGGTACGATGCTATCTGTGCCTACAATGTTCCAGACCCGAGTCGCCTGGGCAGAGAGATTTTCAAAGCACACGACATCTACTGTGGATTGCGTAACAAACGTGAATTCTTTGCTATGAAGAACACAGGCGTTTTTGATTACGCAATTTGGGTAGATAGAACAGATCATTTACCAACAGAAGATCCTAGCAGTATGAGTCTTGAACAGTGGATGGCAGATTTTACCATTGACAACAACGGCACATTAGCTGATCTAGAATTCAATACTTCAGAATTATTGAATTATATACACAGTTAACCCCTTAAAACCCCCTTTTTCTCTTAGGTTGAGCTAAATACTATGAGCAACAACTTATCCACAAGGAGAAAAATAACATGGCATTAGTATCACCAGGTGTACAAGTTTCAGTAATTGATGAGAGTTTTTACACTCCAGCTGAACCAGGTACAACCCCGATTATATTTGTAGCAACAAAAGAAAATAAAACAAATCCGGGCGGAACTGGAATTGCAACCGGTACTCTAGCAGCAAACGCCGGCAAAGTGTACTTAGTTAGTTCACAGCGCGAACTTGCAGAAACGTTTGGAGATCCTGTGTTTTACACAGATGCAAACAACAACCCAATACACGGCGGCGAGCAAAACGAATATGGTTTACAAGCAGCATACAGTTTTCTGGGCGTAGCAAATAGAGCATACGTAGTACGTGCAGATGTTGATTTAGCCGCAATAACCGCAAGTGCAACCCCAACTGCTGGTGCACCTACTGATGGTGCATATTGGTTTGATACCAATGATTCTCTTTATGGCATTTTTGAATGGAATGCTGCTGCGGCAACTACTACAACAGGGCAAAGTTTTACGAATAAAGTTGCTACTGTAATCACTGACACTACTAAAGTAGTTAACTTTGCCGGAGAAGATTATACTCCAAAAGGAAGTGTGGGCTCCTTGGGAGACTATGCTATTGTTGCAGTAACAAATACAAATCGTTTATGGTATAAGTCAAGTGGGTACGGCGTTGATCACAGTGCTACCAAAGGTAACTGGGTAGAAGTGGGCAGTGCAAACTGGAAGGCAAGTCATGCAGTTGTAACCGGCACAGGTACCGGCGCAATTTCAAGCGGTTCTTCAATTGTGTTTAGCTTAACAACAGACAGCTCAGGTACACAGTATGAAGTTACTACATCGGATATTACACTTGCAAGTTTAGCAGCAGACATTAATGCAAATGTAGGACTTGTTTCTGCAGGTATTACAGCTCAGATTGTTAACAGTAGATTGGCTATCTTCTACAACGGTGCAAGCGGCGATATTGTAGAATTATACGGCGATGATACTCTATTTGCTGCGGCTGGAATTATACAGGGCGATTATTACGCTCCAAAAGTGCAAATCAGCACACATACTAATGTACCTGCTTATAAAACAACTGATACAAATTCACGCCCGACTGGTAGTATTTGGGTTAAAACAACCACTCCAAACTTAGGTGCTAATTTATCAGTTAAAGTTTATAACGCAACAACAGCAGCATGGACTACTGTAAACGCACCAATTTATGGATCGGGTCATGCAGCTATATTTGCGTTAGATAGCGCAACAGGCGGCAGTAATATCTCTGCTGGTACATTATATGTAAAGTCAAACGTAGCCGAAGATACAAATCCGTTGGCAACATTTAAAATATTCCGTAAAAATGCAAATGGTCCAGCTACTATTACTAGTACAAAAGTTATTGCAAGTACTTTCCCTGCAGGTACATATTCGTACATTGTTGAAGAATCAATATCGGGTCAAACTGCATTAGTATCTAACACAATATCTTTTACAGCAGCAGGTTCAGCAGCAGATTCGGAAGTATTTGCAAACGCAATTAATGCTTCTGGATTTACTAATGTTTCGGCAAGCGTTGACGGTCAAAATCGTGTTGTTATTTCACATGCAACTGGTGGCGAAATTATATTCAACGATAATGCTGATTTGATATTGGATAACTTATTTACAGTATACGATTCAACAGATCCGACTAGTACAACTAATTTTTATGCTGCACCGTCAGGTGATGCAAATCAGTATGTTGCAACACTTTGGAAAGTGCTTTCATACACTGCAAGCGAAAATGAGCCTACAACTACTCCAGGACAAGGCACACTTTGGTATAGTAGTGTAGTAGACGAAGCAGATATTATGTATCACAACGGTAATACATGGGTAGGATATAAAGATGCAACAGCATTTCCTCTTACTGATCCAGCAGGTCCAATTGTAGCAGCAAGTGAGCCAACTGCTAATTCGACTAATGATGCATTAGTAGACGGCGATCTTTGGATCAGTACTGCGGACATCGACAACTATCCAACGATTTATCGATATAACGGTTTAACTTCAAAGTTTGTACTGTTAGACAAAACTGATCAAACTACTGAAAATGGTGTACTATTTGCAGATGCACGTTACAACACAGCTGGCGCAAACAGCAACGAAGCAGGCGACATTGCTGACTTACTAGAAAGTAATTATCTAGATCCAGATGCGCCGGATCCAGCATTGTATCCAAAAGGCATGGTATTGTTCAACACACGTCGCAGCGGATTTAATGTTAAACGTTTCGAACGTAACTGGATTGATGTTAATGCAGAAAATAGCCGATTTGGTGACGAATCAATGGCAGGATATTATTCTAATCGTTGGGTAACTGAAAGTGCAAATAATGCAGACGGTTCTGGCTCTTTTGGCAGAATAGCCCAGCGTAAAGTTGTTGTACAATCATTACAATCAATGGTCAACAGCAATGATGATATCCGTGACGACGAAACACGTTTGTTTAACTTAATAGCTTGCCCAGGTTATCCTGAACTAATTGGCGAAATGGTTACCCTAAACAACGACAGAGGGTTAACAGCATTTGTAGTTGGCGACTCGCCGATGCGCCTCAGACCAAATACTACTGCAATCAGCGATTGGGCAACTAACGTTAATCTAGCAGTAGAAGACAACGATTTAGGACTTGTAAGCAGAGATGAATATCTTGGCATTTACTACCCAAGCGGATTCACTAGCGATAATGCCGGAAATAATATTGTTGTTCCAGCATCGCACATGGTGCTACGTACAGTTGCACTAAACGACCAAGTTGCGTATCCGTGGTTTGCACCAGCAGGCACAAGACGCGGTGGCGTAACAAATGCTACAGCAAGCGGTTATATCGATTCTGAAGGCGAATTTGTAAGTGTTGCACTCAATGAAGGTCAAAGAGATACGTTGTACCAAAACAATGTAAATCCTATTACTTTCCTAAGCGGCGCAGGACTTGTTGTATTTGGACAAAAGACTCGTGCAAGAAATGCAAGTGCTCTTGATAGAGTTAACGTAGCACGTCTTGTAATTTACTTGCGTAGTCAGCTAAAGCAACTTGCAAAACCTTATATCTTTGAACCAAATGATAAAATCACTCGTGACGAAATCAAACAACAGGTTGAAAGTTTAATGGTAGAATTAATTGGTCTAAGAGCAATTTATGACTACTTGGTTGTATGCGACGAAACAAACAACACACCTTCAAGAATAGATAGAAATGAGCTATACGTAGATATCGCAATTGAACCAGTTAAGGCAATTGAATTTATTTATATTCCACTACGCTTGAAGAATACAGGGGAAATCGCAGGTCTTTAATATTATAATATTGGGGTTGGGTAAACTCAACCCCAATATGATAAATACTTGTGCATAGGAGAAATAATTAAATGGCAATCTCATCGTTAAGTAAAATTACAGTTCCATTGGCAACCAATGATAGTGCATCAGCACAAGGTTTGTTGATGCCGAAACTTCAATATCGCTTTCGTGTAACACTCGAAGGATTTGGTGTAAGCACACCTACTACGGAATTAACAAAACAAGTTATTGATGTAACACGTCCTAATATTACATTTGAAAGCATGGAAATTCCAGTATACAACTCAAAAGTATACTTAGCTGGTAAACACACCTGGAACCCGCTTACACTCAATTTAAGAGAAGATGTTAACAACAACGTGCAAAAACTTGTTGGTGAACAACTTCAGAAACAATTTGATTTTATGGAGCAAGCAAGTGCTGCATCCGGATCAGATTATAAGTATCTAACTAGAATTGAAATTCTAGACGGCGGCAATGGTGCATTAACACCAAATGTTCTGGAAACATGGGAATGTTATGGTTGCTTTATTACAGAAGCAAACTACGGCACACTTGCATATGCAAACAACGAACCGGTTAGTGTTGCATTAACTATACAATATGACAATGCAATACAGCTTGACACTGGTGTAGGTACACCAGTTGGTCGTTCAACAGGAACCTCGGTTACTGGCGCTGGCTAATAGCTAAAGAAAGATTGCCAATATTAAGGGGAGTTTAATGCTCCCCTTTTTTATTAACTATGCACATTATGATTTAGATAAATATTATTATGAGCTACTTAACTGGATTTTATGATAACTTTAAACAATACGGAACTCTCAAAGGAGATCTTGGCGATTATCAACACGCTTCGAGATTGTACAGAGCAAATAATTTTCGTTTAGCACCTAAGTTTAAGCATCTATACCATGTGGTATTGCATATAAATCCTTTTGTTAGAGAACGTAGTCCGTTAAGAGAACAATTATACATTCCTGAAGTAAATTTATTGTGTAAACAAGTTGAGTTACCTAAGTACAATGCACAAACCGAAACTGTTAATCAATACAATAGAAAAAAGATTATTCAAACAGGAATTCAATATCAACCTATTACAATGAGATTTCATGATGATAATGCTGGATTAACTAGCTTGTTGTGGGAATCATATTTTAGATATTATTATACCGATAGTAATTATGTAGAGAAAAATCCAGACGGAACTCCTGCCATATCCGTTGATGCTTATGCTCGTGGTCCAAACGGAATTAATAATGCATTAACTTCGAGCGATTCACAGGGATATCGTTATGGCTTAGATAGACCAAATAAGCTAACAAGTTTTTTTACAAGTATTGCAGTTTACCAATTATCGCCACAAAACGGTAGAAGTACGTATACTAGTTTTACACTGATTAATCCTTATATAGATAATTTCCAACATGACTCAATGGAATCAGAAGGCAATGCATTTAGTGAAAACTCAATGACTATTTCTTACGAAAGTGTACAATATAATAGAGGATATACAAAAGTTGGTAGTGCACCTGCAAACTTTGCAGAATGGCATTATGATAATGCGCCGAGTCCGCTAGCAGCAGATCAATCTATTACAGATAATATATTGTCTACGTTGGCCGGTTCTGATAATACCATTAGAGAATTAAAATCTGGAAATTATAAACCATCATTAACACGTAGACAATTACAGATACCCAATTTAAAAGAGGTCGAATCTGGACTTTCTCAAACCGGTACAGTTGTAGAAAATTCAGTCGGAAGTACAACTTTTGTAGGATCACTTCCGAGTAGTGCAACTACCGAAGCAACACAATCAAACGTTTAAAAGGAATTCTCAATGTCTAGCGTCAACACTATACAAGAAACTACAGATAGCCAACAATTTACTAGAGATCTTTTTGATAGATTTTTTACAAAAACAATTTCGTACCCAAGTAATAGAGTTGATGCAGTTGTTGGGTTTTTTGAAAATAGAGGATTTGACAAAAATGCTGCAATTAGTGTTGCAAGTGTTTTACTTGAACAATCAAAAATTGATAATGTTAATGTGTTAGAATTACTAGATAAATTACAAAAATTTGATGGCGTAAAATTAAACAGTATTGTTACTGCAATTCTAAACAACAACAGAAGCAAAATTAGCAAATTAGGTTATAGATCAGAACAGCAACAAAACGTCATAGAGTCAAGAAACATTATATACTAATGGCAAAGTATGCACAAGGTAAATTTACTCCAAAAAACCCTGACAAATATGTAGGTGGTAGAACGCCTACATATCGGAGCAGTTGGGAATTTGCTTTTATGAAGTTTTGTGATGAACATCCTAGCGTTACAAAATGGGCCAGCGAAGCAATTAAAATACCATATAGAAATCCATTCACAGGCAAGTTTACAATATATGTTCCTGATTTTTTTATGGCATACATTGATGCAAACGGAAAAGAACACGTAGAAATAATCGAAGTTAAACCTCAAAATCAAACCAGTATGAGTGAAGCAAAACGTAATTCAAGAAACCAAGCACATTCTATATTAAATGCTGCAAAATGGGAAGCAGCAAGAACTTATTGCAAACAACAAGGTATTACTTTTAGAGTTGTTACAGAAAATGATATTTTTCATGGCAGTAAACGATAAATAATAGTAGTATATTATAGGATACTATTATGACTAAAAAGCTAGAAGATTTATTAAATTTACCAGACTCCAAAGAGTTTGTCAAAGAACAACAGAAAAAAGAAAAAACTGTTGATGAAAGTGTTGTTGCTGAACAACAGCATACCATGAGAGACATCGCAGAGTTTGATAAAATTGCCAGCGCACTTCCGCATGTTAGCGGACTAGGCGAAATGGCAGACAAAGAATTAAATGAAGTTGCAGATAAAGCAATGGCAGCATACGAAGATTTAATGGATCTTGGTATGAATGTCGAAGCACGCTATTCTGGTAGAATATTTGAAGTTGCGGGCAATATGTTGCGTACAAACCTAGATGCTAAAGTGGCAAAACTAGACAAAAAAATAAAAATGGTAGATCTTCAACTTAAAAAACAAAAACTAGACAATGATTCAATTGGAGTAGATACTGGGTTTACTGAAGGTGCAGGCTATGTGGTCACAGATAGAAATAGTCTGCTAGAAAGACTCAAAGGACTCGATAAAGATAAATAATACATAATAGGATCCAGCAATAATGAAAAGTTTAAAAGAATATCTCATAGAGTCAAAAAAAACCTATCCGTTTAAAATTGGAGTAGCTGGAGATATTCCAGATGGATTCAATGAGCGTCTACGCACTGCATTAGAAAAATACAGTGTTGCTTCATTGAGCGCAGGTAAAAAAACTCCAATACAAAAGCGTCCACATGACTTTCCTCAATTAGAAAACACAGAAGTTACATATTGGGACGTTGAAATAACATATCCAACAACAGAGGCAATACTTCGAGAGTATTTAAGTAATGTATGCACACTAGATGAAGCAAATATTATTGTTCGCAATCCAAATGCAAAAATACCCGAACACAACAACGATCCAGACGAAGGCAGTGATACTTACGAAGTTATGCTGACCAAAGAAGATATGGGCGGAGTTAGTGCGCAAGCAGATGTTGGTAATAACAGAGTCATGGAACTATTAAAAGAATTAGAATCTGCACGCAAAGAGCGTGGAGAAAACAACGACGGTTTTAAAGCAGAAGCTACAAAAGAAGAACCGCTGAACACCAGAAGTGCAATGGGGAGTTGATTATGAGCAATATGCTAAAAATATTACAAAGTTTAGACAACATTGAAAAGAAGAAACTAAACGAAAGTGCAATTGCCGAATGCGGCATGAGCGAAATGGAGCCGTCGATGTCGTCACCGGCAAAAATGCCCATGAATATAAACATTTCAGGCGATCCTAGTGATATTGCAACAATGTTAAAAACACTGAACGGCATTGAAAAAGGTGCCGATTTACTATCACCAGTAAGCAGTGCATTTCAAGACGATCCAGACATTCCAGGACGTGACGATGTAGAGGGCGACGACGACTTGAATGCAGGGTTTTTAGGTGGACTAG